ATGAAAAGACTGTTTATCCATACCGTTGCGGTGGGCCTGCTGCTGGCCGCCGCCAGTGGCTCCGCACTGGCGAATAATAAAACCGTGGTGCTGGTGCACGGCGCTTTTGCCGACGGCAGCAGCTGGAACCCCGTGATCGACAGGCTGCAACGCCAACATACCGAGGTCATCGCCGTTCAGTTGCCCCTCACCTCGCTGAAAGAGGATGTCGCCGCAACCCAGCGCGCCATCGCCCGGGCCCACGGAGATGTGGTGCTGGTAGGCCACTCCTGGGGCGGGACGGTGATTAGCGAGGCGGGTAACGATGCGCGGGTCAAAGCGCTGGTTTACGTGGCGGCGTTTGCCCCGGACTCGGGCAAGTCGACGGCGGATCTGGTGGGGAGCTACCCCGCCCCGCCGGGCAGCGCAGGCATCGTCAAAACCGCGGACGGTTTTCTCTATTTGCCTGAAAAATCGGTACGCCAGGACTTTGCGCCGGACATTAAGGCTGCTGAGCAAAACAGGCTGACCGCTACTCAGGGTCCGATCCGTGCGGATGCCTTTGCAGAAAAGGTCACGCATGCGGCCTGGCACGATAAACCGAGCTGGTATGTGGTCAGCAAGAGTGACCGGATGATCAACCCGGATCTGGAGCGTTCAATGGCGAAGGCGATTGATGCGAAAACCAGCGAGGTGGCGGCAAGCCATGTGTCGATGGTGAGTCATCCCGAGGAAGTTGCCCGGGTGATTGAGCAAGCGGAGAAATGAGACAGGCAATAAAAAGCCCGCGCGATGCGGGCTTGATTTATCAGCGCTTAACAGGCGGGAATTATTCCCACTCAATTATTTACGGAAAACATAACCAATTGAGTGATAACAACTTTTTGTTTTCTTTAATCTGCCGTACCGTTTTATATACCGTCACCGGGAATTTGTGCCCCGTTTCGTCAGGGTGTCGTACTGCTGTTCACAGACCCTTCCGGCTTCGGCTGCCCTGTCAGCGTATTCTGCCAGTTGTCGGTTGCGCTCGAGAGATTGGCCGAGCACGTTGGCAAGCAGAACTCCGGTGTCTGCGGCTGACGCCCCAGCGCCGACAGTGGCGTTATATTGCATGAGCTGATCCCGGATGGCAACGAGTTGCTGCTGCAACCTGCCAGCGCGAGCGGCAGCATCAAGAGCATCATTGCGCGCCCGGTCGATCCGCTGCTGGGCTTCACGTTCATTGGTGGCCTTCTCCTTTTCACTCTGCTGGCGCGCCAGTTCATCAGCGGCCTGCTGGTCTTTCTTCGCCTGCCCATATCCGGCTGCGTACTGCTTTTCACCATGGTTAACCCAGGCTATGCGCCCGCCAGCGGCCAGAGCAGCAAGCATCACTACGATAAGCAACTGTTTCCAGTATGCTTTAACCACTGCCATGTTCATAACAGCGCCTTACGGGCAGCAGCATAACGCGCTCGCCGGTCTTCGATACCGTTCTGACCGCCATTGATGATCTGCGTGACGCGCACCAGGTCGCCGGTGTGCTTCATGCAGCCTTTGCTGGCGAAGAACCACGCCGCGCTGCGAGCTGCATACACATCCTGCGCCAGCAGTTCGGGCTGACTAACCAGCTCAACTTTGAGCCCGTTACCACAGTCGCGGTAGTTGGTCATGCCGGTGATCTGGATCAGGCCGCGCCCGCGGTAGAACCATCCGTCGCCGGGCCCGTTGTTTCCCATGCGCTTGCTGTACACCAGATTGGCAATAGCTCGCTGGCGTTCTATTGGCAGCACTTTTTCATAGGATCGGCGGCCCAATGCGTTTGCCTGGCTCTGAGTGAGTCGCCCGTATCGAACGAAATCCGCCAGGCCTGCAATGCTGTAATCCATACTCTCCACCAATCGCTTGAAGCCGACGGATTCATGGCCGACCTGAGCGATGAACATCGCCTGGTGCTCGGGATCAATGATGCCAAACTCATTCATGGCGGCAGTAATGTGCGGATGCCAGCGCGCGGCCAGCTGCTCAGTAATACCTGCGGCTCGGCGGAACAGGTTAATGTCCATGTTGAGACCTCGTTATTTTGAAAATCTGCACCACGTTCCCTTTTGTCTTGATGAGCGCAGCCAGGAACACGGCCTTGATGATTACCTCTGACCAGTCGGCAGAGACGTAGTACCCGTAAAAGGTTCGGATCGGCACACTGGCAGCCACGACTATCAGCAGGTAAGCCAGCCAGCCTCCCCACCACCGGTGGCGGGCACCGTCACGTCGGAACAGCAAAACGCGGATAGCAATGCCGCCGCAGACCACGGCGTTAAGGATGAGAAGCAGTTCAGGACTGGTCATCGTCTTTTCTCCCCGGGATCAGGTCGCGTGGATTTTCAGAACGGTGATACAGCCAGATGCCAATGCGGACAGCGACGATTGCCGACACGAAAGCCCCGGCAGAGAACACAATCCCCTTTTCAAAAGAGTCCTGTGTAATCGTGGGGATCATGCTGGCAACGCCTATCAGAATGGATGCTGTCGCTTTGTAGAAGAGAAGGCCGCAGAAGAAGCTGAGGAACGCCAGAAGTAATCGCCGCTTTATGGGGTACTCAACCGCAGAGGTAACAAAAATTACCGCTCCGGCAAGTGCCCCTAAAGCCACCTCTGGCGGCACACCCGCCAACACCGAAACCAGCGCGCTCAGGCTAAGTCCCTGATTTAGCGATTCCGTAGTTAACGAGTGCGACATAATGACCACCGTTTATTGTGCATGAAGAACCCCCTTAGTTGGAAAGTTCATCATACACAATAAACCATTTATGGATAAATGTTACCGCCTGGCTTTTATTGCCGGGCAGTCACGAATTGCCAATTATTCAGGCCCGGTATAGGGTCTGACTGCTCGAGGGTCTCCAGCGAGAACGAGCATATTATTTGCAGTCCATGCTATTTTCCTTTCCTCTTCAATAGCCCCTTCTGGTAGAGGATTCGATGGCAAACCAGGAGGGTTACTATCCGGATCCGGATTATAGTCCCATGGCCCAACATTAATTAACTCGCCATTCAACGTAAAAACCTTTGCCATATCATTTCCTCAATTAAACCAGCGCCACCTGTCGCCAGCCTGATGTGCCTGTGCCTGTAGTTTTCAGGTAAAGAGTGCCTGCAACACGATTAGAGTAGAGACTGCCAGGCGGAGCTGAGACAGCACCTTCCGGCGCAACGGAACCAATCAAATAGTGAGTTTCAGCGCCAGACACGCCAAGACGAATTCTTGTGGCAAAAAAATCATTCCATGGCGTCGAACCGGTGCCTAGATTTCGCCCAACCGCTCCGGCCCGAACGGTAAAGCTTGTCGGGTTGACTGTAATGGAGCCTGCCAAATCGCCAGCCGCACCGATAGTTAGACCTCCAGCATTGGCCGGGTCGCTGAGGCCATAGAAGTTAAACCATGCTCCGTCAGCCTGGCCAGTGACGGCGCGAAATTCCGTGCGCGAATTTCCTGGCGTGCGATCAACTCTCCATGTAGACGGCGCTGCGTTATCTGCCCCCGGACGGCTGTCGAAAATCTGGAGACCCTGCCCGGTGAAATTAAAGCCGTTGTAGTAAATTTGCAGCTGCTCAGAGAAATATCTCATCTGCCACGCAGTGCCAGCCCGACAGACAAAATCCGTTGCGTTACCGGCAGAGTTGAACTGCGCGCCCGGCGGCTGCATGGCGTTACCGGTTTGCAGTGAAACAAGATCAGCAGCACCAATATCACGGGTGATTGTCATCAGCACTTTTGCACGGCGGTTGTAATTGCCGGGCCCGCTGTACGCTGTCGTCGCGTTCCATGCCCCTATGGTGGCTGCTTTCGTTGTTTCAACCCATGCGGTGGAGCTGTCCGGTGAAACACCCGTGCTGTCAACCAGTGCTGCCCAGTTACGACCTGAATAACTGACGATGTCGCCGGGGACGCGCCAGGAATCAGCAAAAATCACATGAAGGTCGTCACCGTCAATGGCGATACCCTCTGGCTCCAGTTGTACCGGGATCCCGAGCGTGGCGTTATTTAGCATCTGCCCCAGGGTGTAGGTAGCCAGCACCCCGTCAAAGCGGTAGCGGTTCACTTCCTCGCCATCGAGCGTATAGGTCTGGATGGACTTCGCGCCGAATGGCTGTATATTCCCGCGGACAATGTGAATGAGCGTGCCATCACAGGCCGGGCCCTGGTTGGAGTTCAGCCCTTCTTCTGGCGGGTAAATGTGCGGGAACTGATACAGTGGTGAAACCTGTAATGGATCTGCAGCCGCCTCCACCTCCAGCCGGTCATAGACAAATACCGTCTGTCCAGAGTCATTGATTGCACCTCTCTTAGAATCATTGGCAGTGAGAACTAAAAGCCTGCCATCAATAGACACGCATGGAGTAGCAGTAAAGAAAGATTCAAAGCGATGACCGGAGCCAGCATATCCCCACAGCCGGACGGATTGCACATCTGCATCTGAAGTCGCTGCGCCGCGCCAGTGGATCTTTGTGAACCCCTTCCCGGCATCATTTCCCTCATGACCGGCCTCAGTGCGCATTGCGCTGTAGAAATACACCTCGCCATTCTCAACGATGCCACTGAACCCCTGGTGTCCAAGATGAAGCTCTTGGCTGAAAGCAACAGCGTTACCGATCGTACCGTCATCCTTAAAATTAAACTCAACGATGCGCATCACTTCCGCCGTCGTCCAGCTTGCGCCGCCTGGTCTCTGCAACACAAAGAGCTTTTTAACCCCACCTAAAGTCAGGACGGCCAGACCCTGTGGCGTAGCTCCTGCACCAGGATAGATCTCCGTATTGGTTGTTCCGTTATCAAAACCAAAAAACATCTCCATCGACTTACGCTGGGCTTTGCGATGTGCACCAGTCACTGGCAGTTTCGGCATCGTGTGACCGGTTCTGGTGTGCAGCCGACCGGGGCCAACAAAGTCGTTCGAATCGATCTGCGTCGAGTCGACAAGGTAATCACCCGCCGGGATGTATGGATGAGGTGAGACACCTCGCGCAGCTGTAAATGATGGGGTGCTGTCAGAGTCACCTGTCGGGTCTGAATTCACAAAATCGAGAACACTGACAGTATCGCGCATTTTTGACTGGAATGTACGCTGAATTGCGCCCGCCCCGGACTGGATAAACCAACCAAAACCACCGACCACACCAGCAATAGCCGCATCAACATAATTGCGCATTGTACGGTTGTTAACAGCGTCTTGATCAGCAGCAGCGTCGGCGAGATTAGATATTTTGTTCTGCTTTGCGTCGTAGTATTTAGCCAGAAAATTCGGCTTGAGCAACGCCAGACGCGCCCACCCAAAGCACTGCTGGATCAGCATCGTCAGGTAGTCAAACGCTCCTTCATGCGTTTCAGCAAAGAACTTACCCTGGTTGCGTAGGTCTGTTTCCTGAACGACAGGCAGCGAACGCTCAATGGAAATTGACCATGCGTTGGCCAGCGGCAGCGGCAGAACAACAGCCCCGCCTGAGTACGAACCCACGCCTGTAACCGTGTAATCGGTGTTCAGCATAAGGGTGCGTAGCGTGCCATTCGTATCGCTGGTCACCACCACCAAATCACTGGCTTTGAAAACCCTGAACGTATAGGGGAAGGATGTGGTAACACCGTTGCCTGTGTACTCATTATGGTTAACTTCGGTCGAGACCGTCATCGTCAATTCTCCAGATAAGCACCGCCCGGCGCGCTGCATCATCTGGTCATTTTATTACCCATTAATCCTTATATGAATTGAATGAATAACAAACTGGAAAGTTATTACCTTTTAGGTAATAACCAATGTGTGCTGGATAAGATGCCTCGCATCTGATACTGTTTATATATACAGTGATTGCATGGAGAAGAAGAGATGCAACGTCAGTATCATCACCCGCTGGAAAAAGGATTTGCAGAACGAATACACACGCCGGGAGGCGTCAGATCCCTGGTTGAAGACTCACACCTGATGACGCTGCTGCGCCAGTTGAATGAAGATGGCTTTAACGTTGATGGGCCGATGGCAGAGTTGTCAGCTCTGGTGAACTATGTCACCAGCTCGCAGATGTCGATGCGAGATCTGCAGTCGCATCTCGATTACTGTGCGGAGATTCTGAGGAAAGAAACCAGATAGGGTTTGTAATTACCTAAATTCCGTGCAATTATTACCTGATAGGTAAATTTACATCGCATAAAACTTGTGCCATAGTGATCAGGCACTGGCAAAATCCAGTGCCGGGATTGGTCTCCCGGATTACTAAGTGGCGCATACCACGCCAGACGTGGTTTTTTTATGCGCGTTGCACAGCCATATCCGAATTATGGTGGGCTGGGCGGGGGTCCGAAAGGACGCCGGTACCACTTAGGCCGGTAGACCAACTCTGTTCAGCTCACCACCACTGATTGGTCTCAGTGATGGTGATTAAAATCACTAAGTGGAGATCACCGCCATGGCTAATTCTCAAACAGCTGTATTCAAGTTCGAATCTGATAACCCTATCCGCTCCGTCATCATCGCTGGCGAACCTTGGTTTGTAGCCCAGGACGTTTGCACTGCTCTTCGCATCCAGAACGTCACCCAAGCACTCGAAAAACTTGATGATGATGAAAGGTCTATGTTCAACATAGGGCATGAGCATCGAGCAATTTTCGATAGCCGCGTGAAGGAAATCAATATCATTTCCGAGTCAGGACTCTACACTCTGATCCTGCGCTGCCGCGACGCGGTTACGCCGGGGACTATCCCCTACCGTTTCCGTAAATGGGTAACTTCTGAGGTGCTGCCGCAGATCCGCCGCACCGGGCGCTACGTTCGTGATGAGTTATCCCCAGCAGATAAAGCGCAGAAGGTCGTCGCCAGCTTCATGCCGGCGATACTCGAAGCGATGAAGTCGGAAGAGAAGCAGGAATACAGCTACCCGCTTAAACCAGGGTACCGCGAGCACATCCATTCACCGGAAGGCGTGGCTGGGCTAACGGAGCATTCTCTGCTGATGAACCTGCTGAACAAGATGCATGATGACGGGCATGATGTCTCTGGTGCCGCCGCCGAGTTCACCACCATGGTGAGTTACATCGTCGGTGTCACACAGTGTCTGAGCGAAATCCGTAGCCACGCGCAGTACATCAGCACGAACGCGGCCAAATTTTGAGGCGGCTGGCGCAGGGATGCGCCTTTGTTTAAAGGGGAATGCGTGTCTCAAATAATTCTGTACAGATTGCAGGCAGGCCAGCAATAGCGTAATATTACCTTACGGGTAAATCTCGTTTGATGAAGTTTCTATATTATGAGGTGATGTATGCCACAACAACTGCTGAATCCGGCAAAGGTAACTGAGGTTTTCGCTCATCTGAACGAAACTCCAGACAACCGTGCTCTGTATTCAGAGTTAGTGAACGGCAATGACGTCACATCTGATGTCAAAGGCGTTTCTCTGGCTCCTGGATACCGCGTTGTCCGTGTGGACGATCGCAAGAAAGGTGAGATACCACAGGCGCACTTTGAACTGGCATTGATAAACGACCTCACTGAAGAAGTAGTGTATTACAACCGTGTCATTATCCAGCCTGACAGCTATCTGAACTGCCGACCTGTCACGCAGATTCTGGTATGGAGAACACAGAAGCCTAAGCACCGTGCGGTGCTTCATGACTTCGCCGGCATCATTTTCATGAACTACCTTCTGGAGCGATACGATATCATCGTATCTGATCGTAACCAGACTCATGAAGGTATGTCATTCTGGCAGGCGCGTATGTATGACGCTCTGGAGCTTGGACTGCACCTTTATGGTTACGACATGATGACATGCGAACTGATAGAGATGCACAACGAAGCAGAACTTGAGAAGGGTGAAACTTGGTTGTGGGGCGACGCTGAGCATTACCAAGACAGATTAGCTATCATATCCAAGAACAAATTGCCGTTAGAATAACTAAGAAGCCCGCATAGCGGGCTTTTTTGTGGGCGTTAGTCGGGCTTTGTGACAGGTCACGCTAATTGTTGCGCATCTGATGGCTACTTGCACCGAAACGAATCCTGCATGGCGGCAATCACCAAACTTTCAGCTGAGTTAACTCTTTTATCAGGATTAGCATTTAGGTATTTATAAATTACATCGGCATAAGTTTGAATTTTCCCGTTTGGCTGGCAAAAGACCCGGGCCCCCTCAGTACCATAAGCATCGATCATTGATGCCGCATACCCTATGAAAACACCAGCCTGAAGTTGATTGTCTGGCGTTCTGCTGGAGGTCTGTTCGGCTTTTTTATATTCCTGGGCATATTGATATAACTGCTGGCCATCGTAGAATTTCGCTTCTGCTGGAACCAAAAACGAGCCGAAAAGAAAACAAGCAATATATTTAACATTCACTATTATTTCCCTAACATAAACTGTGACGGTGGGATCAGGAAGTCGTTACCCTGCTCACGCTCAACCCGGCGCTGATATCGCTCCAAAGAGCCAGGGTCAAGCGCATCCTGTATGCGGTTCAATATGAGACCGTTCATTGCTGTGCGCAGCCAGAATACGTTCAGGAACGGCGTATTGTCCAGAGAGGTACGATACCAGTCGCCCAAGTCTGCATCACCACGTGTTGTGCTCTGCAGTAGTGTGATTATGCTGTCGGCATTAGATGCCGCCGGGCCCATCAGGGAGGTAACCGGCCCTGCCCCCATACGGTTTACTTCGCCAAACATGAAATCACCCAGGATACCCAGACCACCTCCCTGAGCCGCAGCAGCGAGGAAAGTTTTGGCATCAGCCGGGCGCGGTGTCTGCCCCTTAAGCAGAAGCTTTGCCTGCATTGACGTATAACCAAACAGCGTCGCCCACACAAACAGGTTAGCAGCGCCAATGAATGCGCCACTGCCGTTCCGCATGAGCGCATTGGTCATCGATGTAGTTTTCGATTCGCCCAGCCCGGCGGGGGTATAGCCGCGGCCAAACACCTCACGGCCCAGCACGTTCTGCATGAAGCTGGCGGTAAAGGATTTGTACTGGCCGGCGAAACGGATCGCCTCCCCTGCTACTGTTCCCGGCACGGTGCCCATCTTCATAAATGCCTGCGTACGATCGCCAGGCTCTGACATGGCGATGTTCAGGCGATCGAGGATGTAGCCTCGCAGCTGCCCCTCCAACTGGTCACGGGCATCTGAGATGGCGCGCTCGGTTGGCTTCATCCCTTTGCTCTGCACATACCCGGAGATCACATCGTCCGGCACGCCACGGATACCGCTGGTCGTCATGAACTTCCGGCCCTCGCTGTCGGCCATATCCATATGACGGAATATCTCCCATTCACTATCTCTAATACCATGCAGGTCCAGCACCCGGCGCAAGTCCTCCGGTAGTCGAGCGTGCGCCTGGTCGGCGTTCTGCGCCAGCCAGTTGGTGATCATCATGGCGTTGCTGTTGCGCCCGCTCTCCGTCCAGAAGTTCATCAGGTTGTACTTGAAGAACAGCTGCTGGGCGCGGCCCATTTTCCCGGTCATGCTGTCATCGCCTGAGATACGACGGATGATCTCCTGCGTCATCGCATCGGAATAAACGCCGATCGATGAAAGAATTTCCTTTTGCTCAGCACTGGTATAGCGGGTAAAACGCCCTTTCATCGCGCCCAGCACTGCCTGCATGAAGTTCTGGCCCTGGTAACGCATCTCGGTAGCGGAGATAGGCACGTCGTTGAATGAGGAAATCACCGCGCCGCCGAGTTGACTCATACGCAGCCAGCCGCGCACGTTAGCTGAAGCATTGGCCCAGCCAACACTACCTGGTATGTTTAGAGAACCATCAACCTGTGGCATTACAGTACGGTTAATACGTTTTACTTTGGTATTAAAGTCAGCCAATGCAGCAGGATTTCCTGACTTTTTGATATCTTTTTCAATGGTGCTAGCCAGATAATTGAACATATTTTGCGGGTTAGTGCCCAGCACCCTCATCATACCCGTCGTGCGCGCCGCGCTGTTCAGGCCTCCGAATACTGCCTCGCGCAGGCTGCCAGTACCGAATTGCTCATTGTATTCGTGCCATGTCACGCCGTCTTTAAAGTGCAGCACGCGCTCCTGGCTGGCTCGTTTCGCCGCGTTCGCCGATCCCTTGAAGCCATTCATCCAGTCAGGCTTTTCAGAGGTCAGGTGCACACCAGATGCCAGTCCATCATAAACGTCACTCAAAAAACTTTCGCGGTCGGTGATCCCGTCAAAGGTGACATCATCCAGACGAGGGAGAATAGCATTGCGCCAGGACTCATACCCGGCGGCTCGGATTTTCAGGATGTCATGCGACTGCCGGACGATGTAGCCAGGCATCTTGCCGATCCAGGCGCCAGCGCGGTTTTCATCTACGCGAGCAGTTTCCTGCCACTTCATGATGATCTTCGCAGCGCTGACTGATTGCTGTGTCATACCGTCTGTTTTCTCCCCGCGCCCGATGCGCCACATAGCGTCGGCGATCTCGCGGTCGTTGCTGCCGCTGGCGATAAACTTCACCAGGTCAGCTCGGTCGAAATCGTAGTTGATCCCGGCATGGTACTTGCCGCGCAACTGGGCCACCTCGGAAGATACAGAGCGGCGGGAGCCGGTGCGGGCATCGTTACGCCCCACCAGCAGCGCTTCCAGACCGATATCAGGGCGGTCTTTCCATGTGGTTCGCAGTTCTCCCAAGCGCTGGGCAGCGATGCGGGTGTTGATAGCCTTGTTGCGGGCCTCTATCTGCTTCGCCAGCACGTCGGCGTTACTCAGCTCCTCTGCGGCCCGCAGCGCAGCCTCTTCAAGAGACAGCGCCTCGTTACCCGCCATAATCCGCTCAGTGGTATTGCGCATGTCGCGCACCAGCGTCTCCATTTCATCAGGTGACAGGTCACGCCCGGCGGCGGCGTTAACTGTGCGCTCACACTGCGTTAAAAAGTCATTGGCTGCCATCAGATCCCCCGGTTAATCATACAGGCGGCAAAGGCCCGGAAAGCGTTGCTCATGCTATTGTCGCTGGCCTCGGCCCGAATAGCGTTGAGGTTTTCGCGCATCGTGGCCGCAAGCTCCGGGTTGTCGACGGCGATATCGTCCAACAGCGCGTTGCTCAGGTTAAACTCGTTTTCGAGATCGGCAGCGGCGGCGGTGACCTCGTGGTCTGCCTGTTGGGTTTCGCGGTAAACACGATCAGCGGTTTCGCTGACCGGGCGCGCGGCTTCATCCATCTGGCGCACCGGGTTCTGTATGCGCTGAATGGCGCGCTCACGCAGCGCCGGAGTATGCAACTCATAGAACGGCTCAACGTCCGGGCTGCGACCTTCCATCATGTGCGCCAGCGCGGCGCGGTACGCCTGCTGGTTAACCGCCCAGTCAGCCTCGCGTATAGCTCCGGCTGCTGTACGTACAGCACCTGCCACGGGCGACATCTGCATGCCATCCCGGATCTGCTGCGCACGCTCAGCAATACGCACCTTCAGGTCGTCGGGGATCTCGCCCTTATTAACCTGAGACTGGCGGCCACGCGCCTGCTCGGCGGCGGCATTCTGCTCCAGCGTGCGGTTGATTTCATCGTTGCGCGAGGTGAATTTATCTTTTTCGGCCTGGACATCTTTCAGTGCCCGCGCCCGCGCATTCTTGAATTTCATCCGTTGAGACTGGTAGTCGATAGTGCGCTGCTGCACGGTAGCGTCCAGCTCGTCCGCCTGGCGCTGGTTGGCAGTAAGCTCGGTGCGCAGATCAGCCACGTTATTGATCTGCCCTGTCTGTAGCTCCCGCTGCTGCGCCATATACTCCGGCACAACATCATCATAGGCCCGGCTGTATGCGTAGTTCTCCGCGTCGCTGGAGATGGCAGCAGACAGATCTGAATTGGTACCGCGCTCCGGGATATTGACGCCTGCAGGGATGTTATCGGGGGTCAACACTGGTGTAGGCTGCGCGTCTGTGGCAGGCATCGCTGTTTCAGCTGCGGCAGGTTCAACTGCGCGCCGGGGGCGTACTACGTCGGCAATAAGCCCGCCGCCTGCGTGCATCAGGCCACCCGCCAGCGTGTTAAAAAACGTGCTCTCCAGTGCGTTGCCGTATGTGAAGTCATCGCCGTCAGCAGCGGCAGCCATTGCGGTAAACGGTACGGTAGCTACTGCCTGCGCAGCACCCAGGCGGGATCCGACAACAAAGCGTTCGCCAAGTCGCCCCAGCATGGAGGCCGCCCGCGCTTCACCAGCAAAAGGCACAAACGCCAGCGCCACGTTGCCGGGATCGGCCATTGACCCGGCTAGGCTGGCAGCGAAGTTAAGCGGGGTCGCTACCCAGCCAGAAGGTGCAGACGCGGCGATCTGCTGGCGCGCTAACGAGTCTTTGCGCTCAGCAACAACGTGGTCAAGAAATGCCTGGGTAACGCCTTTCTCCGGCACATTGATGCTCTTCACGCCGTATTGTTTCAAACGCTCGTCGGCATCAGCTTTGCTGACAACTGCAGAGTTTGGATCGTTCGCCAGCGCGTCGGCCTGCGCAAAGCGGTAGCCTGATATGACGGGTCCCTCCTCGAAACCTTGCTTAAGGGAAGACAGCAGCGATTCACCCATACCGGATGGAGCATTGCCGATTGGCTGGTTAATCCCCAGCCCAGGATCATCGGTATAAATTGGCATTTGCGTCCCTCATACCTTCGGCCATATTTGTCTGAGACGAAGAAGGCTGACGGCCCAACTCTTCAACAAATTGCCTGTTTCTTTCTTCTGATCGCTGCATTGATTCGCCAGGTGTATAGGTGTTAACTCTCGATAGGTCTTTGCTCAGATTATTGAAGTAGGAGCGATTAACCGCACCCAGCTTAGACAGGTCCTGGAACGAGACAGAAACAGGTCGACCATCTGAACCGTTAACGATCATACCGTTGAGCATCAGCGTCAGACCCGTCTCGTTGCTGTTCGTGACCCACTGGGCGCTTTCTTTGATGCGTGACAGGCTCTGATGGCGGTTCACGTCCTCGGGCAGTCTGGGATCGCCTATTAACGGCATGATCTGCTCAGCTGTCAGCGACTCAAGGTATTTGTCCGCCCCGTCGTTGACGTCGCGCAAATCCACCCCAGCCCGGTTAGGCAGCCGCCACGTGCCGCTGGTCTGGTACTGTTCGCCGAGAATGTCTTGGTATGCCTGTGTCGCCGCGACAGAGGCTGACATGCCGCGCTGCATGTTGATGTAGGTCAGGCGCTTGCCCTGCTCGTTGAAGTTATTCCAGACGGCAGTGCCGCCGGGCTGTACGACCATCGTGCTGGCAAAGCCTTTCGCCTTATCATTCCAGGATGAATCGGCACTATCGGCGTCGGTTTTTTCAAAGCTGCCTCGTAGGTCTGAGGTTTTAACACTTCGGCTCTGCCAGAGCGCATTGGCGGCGCGAGGATTCTCTGTGGCCATGATCACCTGCAGCGCCGGGTACGCATTTTTCTGGACCTGCTGCATGACCTGATCGGAGTATTTCCCAAACGACTGCGCCACCGCCTGAATAGCCGTAACGCTGGATTCTTGCGTGTTGTCGATGCGCTGCAACAGGCTGTCGATCATGGTATCTGGAAGCACTTTTTTGCTGTTAATGCCCAAACGGTCTTTCTCCGCCTGGATGCGCGATACCAGGTATTCCCCTGACTGCTGATTATTCTGGTACTCAGCAAACGCTGATTTAACCACTGGGGAGTTCAGCTGCAGCCAGTTGCCGGGATCGGCTTCGCGGGCTTTCTGCACCTGGTTTAATTTCGCTTGGGCAGATGAATAAAGTTCGGCTTTGTATTTGAAGTCAGGATCCGCCTCTTTCGGCATCATGGCCTGTACGGCTGCTATGCCCTGCTGGGCGCTGCCCTGCACAATGGTCTGGTAAACGGGTTGCAACGTCATCGCCTGCTGATACTGCTGGTAGGTTTTCTCCATCTGAAGACGTTCGGCGGGGGCAGCCTGCAGCGGCATCACCGCCGCCCACTCGCGGGCAGAGATCGGGTTCACCGGCTGGCCAGCTTCGAGCTTCGCGAGATCGTCCTGCATGCGGCCCTGAATTGCCACGCGACCGGCAGCGGCCTGCATGTCGTACAGACCGGCAACCTTACTCATCATCTGCGATTTTTTATCAGGACTCATGGCGTTCCAGAATGGCTGAGCGATGAGGTTTTCCATCGTCGCGGAACCAGGGATTGCTCCCGCGCTGCCAGTGATTTTTGCAACGTAGTTACGCGTCTCTTCGTAGGGGATAGCAGCGGCAAACTGGGCATTAGTGATTTCGCCGCTGCGCGGGTCGCCTATCTGTTTTATCCATCCATCAACCGCGCCAGGACCAGCGTTATACGCGGCCACCGCCAACACGGGATTATTGTCATATTTCTGCATCTGTGCGCCGAAATATGCCTGGCCCAGCTTCGCGTTGTAGCGAGGGTCGTTCAACCACTGATCCCGATCCCATGGTAGGCCAGCCAGTCGGGCAGCTTCAGGGCCGGTATCTTCCATCACCTGGGCAACGCCTACAGCACCTTTTGGTGACACAAGCGGGGTTCCATCTTTTCCGAACTGGTTCCCACCGCTTTCCTGCCAAATCATCGCGGAGAATAGTTGAGAAGCCGAAGGGGTATCGGTAACTTCAATCTTACCGTTTGGACCCATCATCTGCTGATAAGTAGGCGTGTACCAGGATTCACTTGCCCTGTTAGCAGCTTGTTCACGCCACTGCCCCCAGTTAGCCTCGATCTCTTCAGGGCTTTGTCCATGAGCCTGTCCAAACGCCATAATTGAGGCTCTGGCATTTAAAGAAGCTTGGTTGAATAGGGCTGGATTGGATATGGCTTGCTGGGCCTGTAATGACAGGTATCCTTTTTGCTGCCCAGTTTCATATTGCCTACGCTGACCTAACTCGTACCGTTCGGCCTGGGTAGCAAATTGCATTCGCTGCTGTTGGGCCTGCTTTAAAAATACGTTTCTTGCGGATTCAGGTAACGAGCCGGCAATACTTTGCACCTCGTTATCAAATTTCTGGATATATCCAGGAGCTTGGCCAATGGCATTTTTACCTTGGCGGGACAGCAGCCCTTCATTAGGATCATCCATCAATCCGCTTCCGACTGCATAAAGCTTTTGGGTTGCGTCTTGAGTTAATGCGAGATCGGCTTGTTGCTTGGCCTGACCGAAAACATCAATCGCTTTTGGCGCCACCTCCGAAATAGCATCGCCGATGTTTGGCTGATCAAAAGCCTGCATGCCCGGGGCCTGAACCCCACGACTCTCTACCTGACGACCGGATACGGTTGGTACTGTTGGCATCAGTAACCTCCAATTTTGAAGCGAGAGTCTGATCCCATCGCGCCAGATTGCAGCATTGGAGTTGTTCCCGTTTTAGTCTTAAACGGGTTCCATGTACCTCCGGCCATCTGATATGCACCGTACGCCTGTAGCGGGGTAGTCAGCAGCGTTGTCGCAGCACCCATATTTCCCTGTTTTCGTGCAGATACAGCCTGGGCGTCATAGTTCGCAGACTGCGCCTGATAGCCGTACGCTTCGCGCTGGGCATTGTTCACAGTCGTCAGCGCGTCGAGGGTTCCAAACTGGGCCGTATCTCCGAATACATCCAGCGCGCCACCAGTGGATAGATCCGCTCCGGTAGCACCCATGATTGCCGCCTGCGTGCCAGCCGCCTGACGATTCTGGCGACGAACTTGCTCAGCCTGGGCATTGCCCCGGTTGATTGAGTCCTGTGCCTGCGCTTCTGAAACGTCAGCATTCCGTTCTGCCACCGCTGCCGAATACTTGCCAGTCTGATACTGGTTGTAAGCGGATAGTGCGCCAGCGGCCAGGGTCGCTCCGGCTAAGATTGTGGTGGGTTCACACATTATTTTCTCTCCATGTGGAAGCGGTGAAACTGATGGCCGTGAATGCCGTATGGCTGCGGTTCTTCGATAGTGAAGCCAAGCCAGTGCAGCCATACGCGCGCGGTGTGGTTGCGGGCATCGACATAATTTTCAAGATACGGATAAACAGTCAGCATTGCATTGACCACTTTTCCGCAGCGGCGCAGGAACGTGCGCTGATATTTCACCAGCGCGTCGGTGCCTACCAGCCATGGGATCCCGCTGCCGCCGAGCATTGAGGCCGGGGCCACGCCGAAGATGGCGATCACCCTGCCGTTAACCAGCCCGGCACAGGCGAATGTCGAGGTGCGCAGGCCAACTTCCAGCACCCGGCGCGCATCCCAACCATTGGCAGCAAGAAACTCGTCAATGTCAGCCTGGCGCACCTGAGGCAGCATTTCTTCAATGTGGCTGGCGGTGGCCGGTACGATCTGAGCATCAATCATCAGAACCCCCCCACGGTCAGGCGAGGCAGTACAGCCAGCACAGATAGCGGTAGCGGGTCGAGCTGGCGGATCTTCACTCTCCCGTTCTTATCCCAGTTGCTGTCGAGCTTCACTTCCACCTTGCCGGTGGCGTCATCAACCGGGTCGTCATAGAACTCGAATTCGCGCTGCGGGTATTCGTACCAGGCACCGCCGGGGGTCGACGCCCAGATACCGCGGCTGGCATTAACGACCAGCGTTACGGTCGGGATCAGCTGCTTCTTATCCAGCAGCGTTTCCTGCCCGTTGATATTGATGTCCAGCGTCTCGAATTCTGCGGCTATTGGCAGGCCGATATGCACCACCGCGCCCGGTGATTCCAGCGCGACAGAGCCGCCAGTGACGACCTTCTGTGGTTCCACGTTGGCGTCAGAAAGGATGTTGACCGTCTGGCCTTCAAGATGAGAAAGACCGCTGAACGTCGACCTGGCCATCTGCCAGTTTGTGGTGGCCGCGTTGCGCAGAACAGGCGGGACGTTACGGTTAGCACGGATGACAACTGCGTTTGAGCTTGTCACTGAAACGATGTCGCAGCGCAGCTCCATTGCGACCGGTTTCCCGCTATCGGGATCCGTTCCTGTGTACGGGAACTGCAGCTGAGAACCGACATCTGCGCCGGTAAAGTACGCCCCGTCGCTGGCGGTGATGGTGTAATCGACGCGGTAATCCCAGCCTCCGGCGCCGCCGCTGATCGTCATGGTTCGCGATGACGTATTACGCCCGTCGTAGCTCAGGCCGCAGTCAACGAAAAAAGCATCCTCTTCGTTGGTGAACAGGCGGCTTGAAAGGCGCTCAATGTAGCGTTTCACCTGGCCATTGATCGTCCGGTTAACCACGAAGTACACCGCGTCCTCGCTGCCTTCGCTTATCGAGCAAGTGCTCTCATACTTGCCAGTGCTGGACTGCGGGGCCCAGGCGAACACCTGCTGCTCGCGCAGGTAGGTCATGACCAGCAGTTTCCCATCATCACGGATGCAGAACGCGCTGCTGTAGGGCACGATGCAGAATGACCAGTCGATGATGCTGCGCTTCTGAAAGAGGTGGTTTGCGAGGATAGTCAGGTCAGTGCCCTGATACCCGTCCACATCGAACGAATACGCCAGATCCCGGACGGCGCTCCCCTTCTCCTGGATAAACAGCGCAATGTTTGCCACGGCGATTGGCGGAACGTTGCTGGAGCCGCTATTTCCCTGCGAGCTGAACGAGAATGAGGCCGGATTTAGGACCTTATTCTGGTCCCCGGATATCGTATATTCCCCGCCAGATGTCAGCGCAATCAGGTTACCAACGTCTATCAGGTGGCGGATCTCGTTCACCTGGCGCCCGGCGTAGGTGTAGATGATGCGGTCATCATCCTGCAGCGGATTGCTCTTGCCGAAGTCCTTGTAATCGCCTGTGCGGCTGGCCCAGATGGTTTGCGGGTACGCTGTGGATGCGGCGAAATACAGGCGCTGCTGGTAGTACACGACAGTGCCAGGGTAGCCGTTGACGCTGTTCCAGGCGAAGCGTGCCCACTTGTAGCTGGCGTTGGCAGATCCGACAACCTGTGACGGAATGTAGCTGATCACCGTGGCTGTGGCGGTCAGGCCATCACTTGCAACAGCAGTAATGCGGACAATGCCGAACCCGCTGTGCAGGTATTCCCACTGGATCCCGGTGTCGTCATCGCCGGTGCCGCCCCATCCGTCCCACGACATCCCTTCGGTATGAGACGGGCGCAGGGTGCCTGTCTTCCCGGCAGTGTTGGCGCGGTAGTAGTTGCTGTCAGCGCGGCGTACATCGTCGATCACGGTGGTCTTGCTGGTTTCCCAGACCGGCACGGAATCGATCACTGGCTGCTCGAGGTAGAACAGCTTGCCTACCTGCTCAGCACCGAATATCGCAGAGCTGGCCGTCAGCGTAACGGTTCCGGTACTGGCGCTGGCGTAGACAGTGATCGCTTCGTCGATGTTGATATCTTCGAACGGCCCGTTTTTCGTTTCGACATCCACGATCTGCCAGTTGTCATGCGCGTAACGGCGCAACTCTTTTGGCGGATAAGCCGGGTGAACCAGCGTGAGAACGTCAGCGCTCTGAGTGAATTTGATGCGGAACAGATCGGAATCGGCATACGGCATCGCCAGTTCGTAAATCACGTTGCTGCTGTTCAGCACATACGCACCGTCTTTAATGACGCGCATATAGTTGTGGCCGAACTCCAGCGCATACGTCTGTATCGTGGAGAACTGGAACGGTATCAGCCTACACTTGCGGTCTGCGTATTTCGCCTCGCCGATAAAGCGCGTGCCCGGGCGGTTCTCCACCCCGCCGTACTGCCGGACGATAAAGTTATCGCACTTGCGCAGCGCCACCTGATACTTCGACATGTCGATGCGGCCATACAGTGATGGGCCGATCTCCCCGCCGGCAAAGCTCGGCTGTATCCAGCTAAATGCCATTACGACAACCTCGCTGCTGTGAATTCATCCATTGGCGGCTGCGGCTCCTGCGACTCGTTCAGGCTGTGCGATCCGGCACTGAGGATCACGCGGTTGTACATCGACAGGGCGTTATTGCCGAGGTCAGCACTACCGGTCAGTGGCATGTTGATGGCGGCAGCCAGACGCCAGGACAGCGCCTCGATGAAGATGGCATCGAACATGTTCACGTCGGTGACGCGCCCGACATACTTCAGCCAGGCCGCAGGCTGGTCTGTGTAAATCAGCTTCCCTGTTCCTGCCGCATCAGCGCCAGTCACATACGGAACGCGCATAGCCGCGGTTGGGTTGCGGATACCCGGCAGCATGATTTCAGTGATGCGCATACAGTCAGTTGGGTACTGATAGGCGTACTGCCAGTCCGGTGGCGGATTGTTGGTGTCTGCCAGCGCCACGCGTTTGGTGGCAAAGTTCCAGTCGAAGTCTGCCAGCGCGGCATCGCGGCACGCGTCGAAATGCAGGGAGCACTGCCCGGCTTCCTTGCTGGCTTCATCCAGGCTGTTAATGCTGCGGCTGTTGCCGATGTTGCTCAGCGCGCGGTTGCAGATCTCGATTACGGAAGCCATTACTCACCGCCGTTTCCGTAAAGGGTTTCAGCTGCGGTTTTCTGCGGTTCGCTGGAATCAGGAGCCACAGCCATGTCGGTGATTTGCAGTTCAGCGCGGCGGTAGGTGCCGTCGTCGTCCTGGCGCTCTGAGGTTGATTTAACAATCGCTTTGGCGGTGATCATCACCACTGAGCCAACGGCAGGCGTGCTGATGCCGAGCTTGGTGATGGTTTCGTTATCCAGGCTGATGCAAAGCCCCCACGGATAGTCGTCGCGCGTATGCGTTTCGCCCTTCTCATCCTGAAAGCTGTCGGTACCGGTTTTGAGGTTTACCATTTCCATGATGCACTCCTGCAAGAAAGGGGCCGAAGCCCCTCTGTTTGGTTAGCGAGGCTTACACGCCCAGTTCGGCACGCTTATCTGCGATTTTCTCGCGGAGCGTTTCGGCTTTAGCGTTGTGATGCGGCTTCTCGTTAAAGAGCAACTCATACTCTTCTCGGAGCTTATCCAGATCGTCATCGCCACCATTGCCGCCGTCGTTCAGCGGCTTAGGCTCAACAACAGCAGCCGTTTCACCCTTGTGCTTAGCCTTCTCTTTCGCCGCCTTTGCCGCGTCGTTCAGCGGCTCCAGCGCCGTGCCTGGCTCACCGTCATATTCAACCTCAGAGCCTTCCGGCCAGAGGTTGTTGTGAATATGGGATAAGCGAAGGACGCGGTATCGTGCTTTTTCACCTGACATCGCTATCCCCTTAGCCAGTCACTTTGGAACGAATCGGGTAATAAGGCGTGTTGTTGTCAACATCCAGATTAATGCCCGAGGTGAATGCGCCAGCAGTCAGCGGGCCGGTTCCCACCGAATAGTTGACGCGCAGATAGCGCTGAACTCCAGCCGGAACCTTCGCCGAGAACAGGCGCTTGCCAACTGTCAGAGCCGACAGAACCAGCGCGCCGCTGTCATAGATGGTGGTCCAGGTAGAATTATCCGGGCTGGTCTGCAGTTGGACGTTCAGGGTTGCCGCACCGGCCGCCGTGGCGGTGGTGTCAACAGTCGCCCAGAACTCCAGCGGGTAACCAACACCGATGTCGCGGCGCGTGCCGTCAATCGGGCCCAGGTCAATCACATCCGTTGAAGCAGCAGAAGCTGTAATCGCCTGCTTCTCGGAGAACATCAACAGCTTGTCGAGGATCATATTTGTCTCTCCAGTTAGCCACCCGTCACCGGGCAGCTGGTTTTAGTCAGGCGTTAAACAACGCGCGCTTCGGTTTCGAGAAGAGCGTCGGTTTCGCGGATTGGAACGCCGCGGAAGCTGGTCCACCATTCTCCTTCCGTCTCTTTCACGGAGATCGCAAGTGATGCTTTATCCAGAGACTGAGTATCGAGCGCCTGCGCCACGGTGCGGTTCATATAGAACACTGGTTTACCCATGCCACGATTAGGGATGCGATGTAATGCGCGGATCATGAGGTTGGCGATGTTAGCAGCACTGCCTGGCGCGCTGAGATCGCTCACGTCGATGTTCGCGATGCGAACGACGTAACGCCAGTCTCGCAAGGTCAGGCCAGCATCCCATTTGTAGTGAGTGCGATAACCCTCATAAGGGTTTCCGTTTGAATCCAGCAGCGTCTGCTGACCTTTATTTTCCATCTGCAGGCCTGCTTTCTGGCCTTTCGGGAAAATGCCGTGCACGGTGTTTTCACCCCACACGACCAGCCAGATTGAGGTGTTATCTGTACCGGTACCGCCAGCGTCGATAATGTTCTGGCCATTGCCGGCTGATTTCAGCGAATAACGGGATGACAGACCCATAAACTGCTGCGGGTTAACACCGGTATCGCCGTAGAACAGCGTCTGAGCCATGCGCTGGTTCATACCTTCTAGGAAGGCACGATCTTCAGACAGGCGGAACTCATTGGTATTGCCGTTCAGGTCAGCCAGAGATTTATCGATCTCGGCATAGGTTTCCAGCATCCCCATGGTGTCGGTGATCTGCACCGTGGTTGATTTACCCTTAGGCACACCAGAGTTAATCATTCGCCAGTAGGCGTCAGGTAGGCCGGTGCGGATTGTGGTGCGGTGCCCGGTTGGTGAATTACTTTCCATGAACGGCATATCGTCCAGGATTGGGTTGGTCTGGGAAAGCAGTTCGATAATCTTATCGACCTTCCCATTTGGATCGATGCGCTTACCCCAGTCAGCCAGCGTCAGCGCAGTTAAGCCTTTAACAGCCATGGTTTATTTCCTCTTAATTGCCATAGAGCACGTCGGCAGCGGAGCGCTGACCGGTTTCTTTCCCGGAAACCATGCCGTCTTCTGACATGGCCTTACCGATTTTCACGAACGTTTTCACCAGATCGGGGTGATTACCCAGCCCAGTGGTGTTCAGGTATTCTTTCAGTTCAGGCGTGCCGAACTGGTCCAGCGCACGCTGAGCAGCACTCAGGTTGCCAGTGAGCTTGTCGCCGCCGATCTCTTTATCCGCCTTCACATCAGCGGCCCACTGCTCAGTTGTTGCCTGCCAGGCATCCGCCTGACGCTGCTGCACACCGGCCAGAATTTTCGGGTACGCGTCGACCAGTTTCTGCGCCTGCTCATTGGTCAGGTTCAGTTCGCGGGCAACCGGCTCGAAGTCCTTCAGGGCTTCCGTATCCAGTTCGACGCCTTCAGCGGACTTAAACTCATACGCTTCTGGCGCACCTTCTGGCTTTTTGTCTTTGCCATCGCCCGGCTTATCGCCTTCTGCTGGTTTCTCTTCCTGTGGCTTCTCGCCTTCGTCGCCAGGCTGAGGCTGATCACCTTCCTGTTTTGCAGGTTCGCCAGCAGGTGCAGGTTGTTCGCCAGTGCCCGGCTGTGGCGCGGCTGGTTCAGATGGTGCAGGCGCTGCGCCACCGTCAGCAGGCTGCTCGTTGCAAAGGCGGCGATGCAGCAAACGGTCAAATAAATTCATGGTTACTCCTGTTCACTGGCCTCTGCGGCCATCTTCAGATACTGATCCGGGCAGTGCGCCATGACGCGCTGAAACAGTGCCAGCGCCAGATTGCGCTGCCCTTCGTTGAATGCAGTGATGTGCGGCTCTACGTTGAAGCAGGTGCCGAACACCTGACCTTTCTCCAGCACTGACCAGACAACGCGGCGGCCCTGCACGCTATCCATGACGAATTTGATATCGTCGATTTCGCGTTGGGCCAGAAGCTCCTGCTTTGCGGTCCGCTCGGATTTCAGGTTGTCGTCGTCAAAGTCGGTCATTGCTGCGGCGCTCCTGATGCGTTAGCGATAGCGGTCAGGAGGCTTGGATCGGTTGTCTGCGTCTCGCTGAGCGTCTTGGCACCCTGCGCTGCGGCCTGGCCCATCTGCATTGCCATAGCGGCCTGCTGCTGCTTGGCGCGTTCTTCGCGGATGCCCTGTACCTGCTCCTGAGGAACGATGACGGTCGGCGACACGCCGGACATTTCGGCGAATGCGTCGATAGCCTGATCCACGTCGAGTTTGTCCAGCGCTTCCGGCTTGGCCTGCGCCAGTTGACCGATGAATCCGACAGTCTGGGAAAGGCTGGTGAGGCCGATAGACTTCTGGGCCTGCGCCATCACGGAGATGTACTCGATGCGCAGCGGCATCCCCTGGAGAACGTCCGGCGGCGGCGGCAGCATGTTCTTGCGCACCATGATGGAGAACGTGCGGTCGATCAGCGGGTTCAGGCATTCGTCGTTCAGGCGTTCCAGCACTGGCCCCAGCATCAGGAGTTTTTCCTCCTTCATCTCGATCACCGCTTCCACCGGCATTGAGCGGGTGTTGATGTTCTGCAACATCATGAAGAGGTCGACGAAGTAGGAACTGTTGATGATCTGCCGGGTGTCCTGAATGTCGGCCAGCAGGTCAGCGGTGTTCGGATTAACCAGGTAGGCAGGCTTGAACCCGTCCTGCCCGGTCATAACGTCGAGATAGGTCACATCGCCTGGCAGCAGGGAAACGCGCTGGTTTTTGAGTGATGTCGGTCCAACCATCGGCGGGTTAGTGGCCTTGTCGATCAGCTGCGCTTTACGGCGCTGCTCAACCTGCAGGGCTTTAACCTGACCCAGCGCCAGCATGCCAGGGCAGGACGAGGCGTAAACGTCCTCGCCGTTCACTTCCCAGCGCGGCGCCATGATCGGGAATTCGTCGTAACCGGATTCGCGCAGCAACTTATCGTTGTCGCCGCCGGTCTCGAAGTAGACGGATTTGAACGGCTTGTTCTTGCTGTCCAGCTTCCCGGTGTCGCGGTTAATGTTCGGCATGATGCAGTGGTTAATCTCGATCCACTGCTCATAGGTGCCGTTCTCAAACATGCTCTTAACGGACGTGCTGACGTTCTCCAGACCAAACTCCTGCACCAGTTGGCGCACGGTCATCGAGAACTGGCGGAAGCTGGTATCGACGCTGCCGCGCGGGCTGTTCGCCAGGTAGTAGCAGCCAATCGGGAAAGGCATGGTGCGGATCACGTCCTGGTCATCGTCGAGCACTGCCATTGCAGCGGTGCCGTAGGTGCCGATGCTGCTGTACATGATCGGCAGTGACTGATACAGGTTCGATTTGTTGAACACTTCGTTCATGCGGCGCTGCACGACTTCCAGCCAGATCTTCACCGGGCCGTAATCCATCATGTCAGGGTCAGGCGTTGCCAGTTTGAACCACGGACGAGCCGGGCTGGTAATGCCTGACATCATACCGCTGGACAGAATGCGCTGCGCCAGCGACCCGGTCGGGTCAACAATTTTGGTATTGCGGCGATCGTCACGGTTAACGTCAGAGGTCAGAAAGCGGGAACCGCGCGGATTGATAAAGTCACTCAGGTCGCGCCAGTGCGGCTCGAAAGAAGTGCGCTCGTTCTTCAGCTGTGCGAGCTGCTTCAGCAGCCGCTCTTTTACGGTTTCCGCCATATCTGCCTGCTCCGTTACTGGCCGAGCAGCGTTTTACCGCTGGTATTGGCAGTGGAGGTGTCGCCCTGGGCGCCAGTCAGCAGCGTGGAGCTACGACCGGCAGCCTGGCGGCGTCGGCGCTCTTCATCATCACGCGCAGAAACAACCGCAGCATCCTGCTCCTGAGGTGCTGCCTGAACTTCCGGCGCTGCTGGTACAGATGGCTTGCTGCCCATACACATGGCGAATACTCCGTCGCGATTAAATTATTACCAATTTAACCATATACGGATTAATTTACGTAGTGTATTGACAGAATTGCGAGTTATTATTACCCTTCAGGTAACAATAAGTGCGGCATATGGCACATGTGTCGAAGCGGTCCGGGCGGGTTTGCTACTTCCCCAACCGGGTAGCCGGAATGTGCAAGTCAGCGTTTTCGGTATGCGTGACATAGCGACTCACCATCGTGGCGATCAGGTGTGACACCTCGGAAGAGACGAGGGTGCAGCGATGAGAGCATTGAGTGAACTGAGTTATATGGATTGCCAGATCTTCGGCCTGAGAAACTAAGGACACTGGCAAGACCTTCGTAAATACAATGCTCTCTTCACTGCAGGAAACAGCAGTGAGTGGGTAGGCATGTCTACAAACGGGTATACCCCGTATTGCTGAAGGATCTGAACAATCCAGACGCCACGGCAAGCAAGCCGTGTTACCGAATTGCTGACAGCCTGGAAAGACAGGCACACAACAGGTAAGAGCATTGACTACACCAGACAAGTCGATTGATGTAATGGTAAAGCCACGCAGTGCTCTCTCCGTTGTGGTGAATTGAAAAGGCAGAGGACGTGCTGTTAGGCGTAAGCCGGAATTAGCCACTGGCCACCACAACCCCATCACGCCTTAGGACCGTGATACCAGTAGTACCATTGCTGTGTTGTTTTGGCGGTATTAGAATCCCGAATCGTCGCTGGTACCGCCCCTTTTACAGCAGAGCGCCATTGCGATGACGCTGCGCTGTAAACCCTGTGACGACAGCCAAGGAAGGCACCCTCATTGCTTCCAGTTCGCCCACTTCGGTGGGCATTTTTTTAAGGTGATACCCATGAAGACTGTAGAGTTATTAGCTAAACATCTTAACGAGTGGCCGAAACGGTTTATTCGAATTGTCCAGGGTGGCGATTCGTCTTTCTACGGCGTTCTTGTCGCGAATGAACTTTGCTACGAGCAGATCGAAAATTACTCCATTGCTGGATTGCAACGTGCTGATGATGCTGGATTAGGGGTTACGCAACTTGAATGGATGGAAGCTCAAATGACGGCCAAGGAAAAAGGCATCGAACTTGATCCATCCCGCTGTGTTTTTGGCAAAGAGAAAAGCGATGAAGAATACCGGGAAGATCACTTGTACAGCATGAAATTACAATGCCTGCATGCGGCGCTTATTCAGGATGGTCGCTTCGATAAAACCAATGCGACCAATATCGCAGAAGCCATTAACGCTGGCTTTGACGCCATCAAGTAACATCGTGACCTGTCACAATCAGCCCGCCGATGTGCGGGCTTTGTTTTATCCCCTCCAGCGCATAATCCAGAATTATCCCCCGCGGCGGTTAAGCATAAGGATCATATTCCGTGATGGCCCTGCCCTGCTGGCTCTGCTGGCCGGGAATGTGGATACGCTTTGACACCGGGAAAGCGAAGGTCAGCAGCAGCGCGTCACCCTTGCCCGGGGAGCGGCCCAACCGGTCTTTGATATCTTCCTTCGGCTCTATGACGATCTTCCCGTCCACCCTGACTTTGTACTCTGCCGCCGACAGGTCGTCTGCTGTCTCCTGGTCATCCAGCGCGCCGCCCAGCTTCAGCCAGGTTTTGGCGCTGTTGAACATCTCCCCGCGCTTATTCAGCATCTGCGGGTCAGTCGATGCGCCACCGAACGGCACCAGTTGCCATGTGCGTCCCCAGCCGTCACCGATGGACTTCAGTCCGGTACCGTAACCAAAGTCGATAAACACCGCGTCAGCCTGGTACTGGTCCTCAAAGTCAGCTATGCGCTTCGCCATGATCAGGTCGTCGGTAGTCTTGCTGCCCGTCCAGAGAACTTTGCTGTGCAGGCCCTGGCGCATGTATATCACCGCGTCGTCTACGCCAGAGTATGCCGGGTCAACGCCGATAATCACCGGAGCGTGTGCTACCTGGGCGGCGGTCACCACCCTCTTCATCGCCTCATCGGTGAGGCCAGTCGGGATGAACTGGAGCTCTGAAGCATCCGGGAACACGCCACGCACACGGACTTTCACAAAGTCGCTGTCCTCGCCGTAGTCGTCCACCCACTTCTGCAGTTGCTGTTTGTTGGTGCCTTCCACCGTGCGGCTGTCGATCTGGGCGCACTTCCAGCGGTGTTTGTACTTGCGGAAGCATTCACGGAAACGCCCGGTGTTACGCGTCGGGTTCCCGAACGCCACCCAGATAATTTCCGTGTCCTCGTCCGTCAGCGCACCTTCGGCAACCTCCCAGACCAGATCGGCAATGTTGGACGCTTCGTCGAACACCACGATGATCCGCTTACGTTCGTTGTGAAGGCCGGCGAACGCCTCGGTGTTGTGCTCAGACCACGGAATAGCGTCAGCGCGCCAGCGCTTATCGTGCCCGGTGTCGTTGCTGTACAGGGCGGTGGCGGTGGGCGTGAACCAACTGGAGGTGATAGCCAGCGTTGACCACTTGATGATTTCCGGCCAGGTCTTGGTTCTCAGCTGGTTGTCGGTGTTGGCGGTGACCACCACTTTGCAGTCCTCACAGGTAGCCATGCCCCAGTTGATGAGCATCGAGATAAACGCACTGTTATGCGTGACGATATAATCTCTGGTCAGGAAAAGACCACCGTCAACCTCAAAGCAAATACCAGGCCCTTCCGCTGCCGGCTCAATACTTTCAATCCACTTTGTGGTGTACCGTTTCTCAGCGGCCACTAACTTTTGCTGCTTCCTGTCGATTCTAAATAACCGTGTTTCTCCATCCCAGGTGATATGAGTCGACCAACTGCCAGCAAATTTATTCGGCTTAAACTTTTCGTTTCGCGCGCGAAGTCCAAGTGATCGAGCGATTTCGATCACGTCTCTGGTGAGCTGCCTTGATGCAGACGCAAACGCAGCACCACCACACGCCTTTTCAACCCAGCCATCTGTATCGAGTAGCCCCTGAAGAACTTGCAGCCGCTGCTCAGACTCAATGTAGCGGCGATCAACGCTGGCGTTATATGTGGTGCATCCAAGCAGGCCAGCATTAACCAGATCCACCTTGAGGCCGATGGCTGTTCTGGTTTTCCCATCCACCCGTGTTGGATAAGCGATATTCTCCCATACCTCAGAATCGATATTGGTAATTCTTCCACAGGCCTTATCGCCATCACCAAGCCAGACTCCATAGGTATACGGATCAACTGGCAGCGCCCTGACCGGATAAATCACTCGAGGTGATGCAGGGATCTCCCATTGCCGCGCCATGGAAGTGCCATTTCGGCGCTTAACTCCACGCTCAAGAATGTCGATCGTCTCCACTACTTCCCATTCACCAGATCCGGTTCTTCTTGAGTTTCTTCCGCGGACCTTCCAGAGATGCCCAGATGACACGTCTACTGCGGTGCCATCAGAGAAGGTCACTCGATAAAATGGGCAGGCATCATAATGCCGGGTGCCAAGAACTTTAACGGCCTGCCCGCCCTCACCGAACAGGACATCGCCAGGCCTGATATCTGACACGCATCGCAACCCTTCCGGCGTAGGAACAACATCATCAGGCCTCAGAGCTTTCCCGATCCCGTGGCCGGATGCGCGCGCCAGCATCAACGGCTGATGACGGGTTGCCGGGTTCTGCAGGTGCTCACCTATTTCACGGAACGCGTCAGCCTGCCACTGGCGGGGTCCGCTGGCGTGCGAAAGCTCTGTTCCGGCCTCTCCCCAGGGGAATGCATACATCGCGAAGCCCAGCGGGTCGTGCGTGAACCCGGCGATATCCTCGACGAGCTGCTCTTCTGGCGACAGCACGACATCGGTCATTCGCCACCACCTGCCTGCTCTTTGACACGCTTACGGGCGGCGGCCATGCGGTCGGCTATGGTGATGCTGCCGGAAACCTCCAGTCGCTCTTTGAACGCCATTACGTCGACGTGCTTACCGATCAGTTCGAGGTTCTTCACCTTGTCCGGCCATTTGATTTTTTGCAACGTGGACTCGATATCTTCCTCGTCATCCTTCATCGCCATCCTGATGCGGTTTATGTCCACTGCGCTGATCGACGTTCGCCAGACTTTAGGCCACTGGCTGATCGGTTTCAGGCTGCCGTCATCGTTCAGGATATCCAGCACATCCATCTGGTCGATTTCAACCAGGCGCAGCAGCACGTAATCTGCGCTGACGCGCAGGCGCTTGTTGCGTTCCTCCATCAGCTCAGCAATCCGTTTCTGGATGCGTTCGTCGCGCATCATTACGCTGGCTTTGACGGCTGCAGTCTTAGGCGAAAATCCTGCGTTAATCGCGGCCTGAGTCTGATTTTCCGGACACTTAATCCATTCCTGTGCGTAAGCCTCCTGCATCGCTGTGAGGGGCTTATACTGCGTTGATTTGCGTTTATGCGGTTTTGCTGCTGCGGGCATAATTACCACCGGAGTAATTTAATTACCATGCAGGTAATACTATCACGCCCGCAGAGATGTTACATGACTGGCAGATCGTAAGATTCGGAGCCCGGCGCGCGGTTAATCAGGAAGGTCACCACCCCTATCACGTCGACTTCGTCCAGCGCCTCGCCCTCCACCGCTTCACCGTCGGAGACAATCAGCGCCTTTCCACGCTGCACGGCGAAATGCACGCGCCCGCAGAACGAGATGCACAGCACGCTGGTTTTGGTTGGCCGAATGGCGGTGTTGATGACGGCGAAGCCAGACGATGTTTCGATAACCCGGCAGTTGGCATCTACCTGGCAGATCGTGTCGACGGTGAGTCTGCTTTCTACATAGTCATTGGCGGGGGATGGAAAGCCCATACTGGAACCTCACATGAAAATACTGTATATATGAACAGTATAATCACATGAGGATTAAGTCAATCTATCGTGACATGTCACAGAGATAATTTTGTTTCGTGCCAGCCGTTTGACGCCCAGCACTGCGAATCTCCCTGGCACGGGCAGGAGTTCACCGGCAGGCTGTCGCCGCACTTTCCGCAGCGGTTTGCGCTGATGGCTTTGATGCGGCCGCGCACCCGCGCATCATCCTGACGGATAAGCATCGCGATGTATTCACCCATCTCATACGGCGCACGACCAGGGCGCCGGGCGGCGCAGTTCTGTTCGAGCATTGCCAGTTCCTGCGCGTCGAGCAGCACTTCCAGTTTGCGGTTACCGGATTCAGCCTGGCGTGCCCGCTGCGCTGCTTTGCGTTCTGCTGCGGATTTAGCCATTTCTATTAAGCACCTTTTCCCGATTCTCTTTCCACTTTCGCTCGCGTTCCAGGCGAAGGGTTTCACCGTGGATGAGCGCGTAGAGGCGGTTCTCCATATCGGCGTTGGCAGCCATGCAGATAACTGACCACTGCTCTGGCGTGAACGTGAAAACCTTTTCGCCATCTTTCATGACAACGCAGTTATCCGCTTCATTGCGGTATACGGCAATATCTGACATCACCCCACCTCCTTCTTCGCCAGTTCCTGCATGGTATCACCATAACGTTCGATCCCCCTGGCAAACGCCGCCTGCACGTTGATTTCTCGGATAATCTCTGCGGGAACCATCACCGGCATAGGCACTCTGATCACCGTGCGGCGCAGTTCGGCTATCTCGTCGGCCTGCTCCATGACGCGGGCGTACAGGTCGCTGGCTTCTGCTCGCCACCATTCGACATCGGCTTTAAGGCGGCGCACGCGCCGCTGTTTGAGTTTACTGGGCATGGCTGAATACTCCCTGAATCGTACCCCATGCAATTTCCAGTAGTGACGCCCAGGCTACGTACAGATGAATCCCCGCAGCGACGCCAAATCCAATAACCATGGCATACTTCAACGCTTCGGACTTGCTCACGGCGTCACCTGCTGCTGCGGTGCTGATGGAAGTGGCATCCAGTGGGTTACCCGGCCGCCATTTTCACTTTCAACCCACCACCGGCCGCCATTCCATGAGCAGTTCCACTGGTAGTGAGATTTGCCCAGGCAGTTCTGCTCTTCGACGTAGCACCAGTAGCGTCCAATTTCTTCCGGCATCCGCTCACTGCACGGAATCCAGCCCTGCACAGGCTCGTTCAGAGCATCTCGCTCTGCCTGAATCTTCCCGGCGTCGATTGGGCCCAGTTTGCGGATTGCTTCCAGGCCATCACGCAACGCGTAGGTCTGGCTTACAGGTTCGGCACCCTGAAGCATGGCGGCGCGGCAGGCTTCAAATACCGCATTGTTAAACCTAACACCTTCAAAAAAGATTTTCCCATTATGCTCAAACCAGAACTCGGACTTCTCAACATCGGGTAAGAGGCTTTTAAGCACACCCTCAGACGCTGATAACACAGCTGGCTGCGGTAACTGTGGCGCTGCGTAGAGCGGCTGAGCTGTTACGCTACCCCTCGTTTCCCTATTTTCTTCTGTGTATCGCCAACAACCTTCAGCATCGTCTGACCATCTCCAGCGCCACGCCACCGGCTCCTGCTCCATGCTGGCGAGCAACTGGCGGGCCATTTCCATCTGTTCGCCGCGAGTTAATCCGTACTCAAGCGGTTTGTTGATAAATAGTTCTAAACGCTCTTTGGTAAATTCCATCATTTAAATCCCTCCAGCAGTGGCAGGCGGTAGAGTGGCTTGATTTCCGCGCCGTCGTTTCTGTCTTTCACAGAAATCTGTGCGGTAGAAAAAGATAAAAATGCGCGATCTTGATAAAGCCGCCCATTGCATACCAAGTGCGCCACAGGCTCAGCCGTCAGCGCTGCCAGTGCAATTTCCATAAGGCGCTTTGTTTTTTCAGAGCAGAAGCAATGCTCAAGGTTGTAGCGCACCTCTGCAATCAACTGCTCTTTCGTAAATTCAGCCATATCCCTACTCCCCAACCTTAGTGATGATTCCAGCGGCTACCAGTCCCCGAGTTTCCAGCTCAGCGATGCGCTTCTCTGCGGCTTCCAGCTCATCCAGTAGCGCCAGCATGGTGTCCGGAGTCGATAACTCTGCGAGCCGAGCGTAATTCTCGTTCTCCGAGGAATATTCAGGGAATGAACTGTCGCGCAGAACGGTGAACACAATCCCACCACTGTTACGCAGGCACATTTTCCCGTGGTACTCGACAATCCTTAACGGTTCCTGCGCAGAGCATTGTTGTGCAACTTCACGCAGCTCCTGTTTGTTGATGTTGCTCATTGGGCTGCTCCCTGCTTCTGCTTGTTGTATACGGCCCAGCTCAGAGCATCGAGCTTGTTGCGGCCTGCCTTGTCGTACATGTGGATGCCGTCTTTGCAGGCGTGCTCCTGCTTCACCTGCTCCTCAAGCTCGTTGAGCTGTTCGAACGACAGGGTCGCCAGTTTCAGGCGATTCCAGCCGAAATTTCTTACCTTGCTCATACTTCTGCTCTCCCGCTCCTGACTGCTGCCAGGCGCTCGTTGAATAGTGTCCATATTTACCCCCGCTTACCCGTTTAAGTTATTGATTACTTTGATATCAAAAAGGATCATCGATTAACGCCAGCGCCGTGCCTTGCGATTAACAGCGCATCTGCGAGAGCCTGGCCTTTCGCTTTGGCATCCAGCGCCCGGAGTTCCGGGTAAAGCTGAATTGCCCGGCTGCGCGCCGCGTCTTTATCGCTACCGATCAGCCCGGCTGACTTCTTCCATGCCTGCGGCGTAACCAGCGTGTACGGGATGTTGAGCCCCTGGAGGATCCCCTCAGCTACGCCAGCTGCGTGCCCGAAGGTGAACATGCTGGCTGTGCCCTGCCCTGGCATTGCGCCGACCTGCTCCAGATATGCGTGGCTGATATGAAACTTCTTCAGCCATGCGGATATCGCTGCGCCGTTTACTCTGGACTTTGTACCTACCTTGATGGTTGGCATGTCCATGTGATCGATGTAAGTGCCTCGCGCTGTAATCATCACCAGCGCACCACTGCATCCTGGGTCAATCCCTAAAATCGATGACATAATTTACCTCTCAGGTAATTAAATCCCACATACGGATTAAAATCAATATTTATGCTCATATTTTGTTACCTGATAGGTAATTATACAGGCGTAAAAAAATGCGCTGTCGCGCCGGGTATTACTTGATGATTCCTGCCGCCTTCCCTCGCCTGTATTCCTCCATCAGCCACTGCGCCGGGGTTATCCCTCCCAGGGTGGCGGCGTTCGGCATACATCCGAAACTTCGCCCTGGCGGGTGGTAGGCGTTCCCGCCGGTGTCAGGTGGCGTGGTTATAGGCTCCGGCTTTGCCTGGATGCTCAGCACCGGGTCTGGGATCTGGTGACCGGCCGCCACCTTCGACGCCCATTCATCCAGGAGCTTTCGCGCGTGCTTCTCGACTTCTGCCTCGCTCAGCTGGCGCTGGTACATCGCGCGCCGGGTATCGCACACAATCCAGTACATGACCGGGTGGCGCCACGGGAAGTGTTCAGGTCCGCCTGGCTGCATGCTCTTCTCGCGGGCGTACCGGTGAAACTCCCCCATAACGTCCTCAAGGCTGATCCCCAGCACCATCTTGCTGTCCTTGCACCACTTGATGAACTGCCCGGGCGACGGCCAGAACGGTGATTCGCTGGCGCGTGCGTGGCGCATGCCTGCCGATACCTGCTCCCTGGTACGGATGCCACCCTCGGCGAACGCGGCGATCCACTGCTGCTTTGCGGCAGTCTCCTGCGCAGGCGTTTTCAGGTTGGTCTGTTCAGCTGCCGGGAAGAGCTGCTTGAGCTGCTTAAACAGCGCGTCTACAAGGCGCTCTGCTGTGATGTTAACCACGTTGTCATTGCCAGCATACTGGCGGTCAGAGCCGGTCAGGCGGGCTAATGCATCCCCGTCTCGGTTCTGGATGGCGCTAAAGACGTTATTCACAGGAATTCCTCCCACGCCTCTGGACTGTTCCAGTGCGGTACGTTGTTTTCAGGTGAGGTAAGTTTGTTCTGCCTGCTGACCTGCAGACGTCTGGCAAGTTTTTGCTCCCATTGGGCGTGGTGGAATGCCTTGCCCTCGGCCATCCAGTAAATTCTGAATTCAGCCAGTTCCTGAGGTGTCGGCTGGCAATCCAGGTGAATACCCTGCAGCGATGACACCCGGATAAAATCATCAGACGGGGACCACGACTCATGCATGCAAAATTTCCCGAACTGACCCAGCCCACCAGGAGGAGCAAAGTTATCGATCACGGCGTTGTTTGCGGCGGGTTCTGGAGGCATGAAAACCCCGGTTTCTACGCTGTTCTCCTTCTCTTGGTTATATGACTGGTTAACTGATAGGTTCTGCATCCCGTTTTTGGGATCATTCAACTTCCCGTTTTTGGGATCATTCAACTTCCCGTTTTTGGGTATATTCCCTTTTTCGGGAACATTACCGTTTTTGGGTATGTTTAAAGAGAAAACCCTGACCCTTCTGGTTGCCCCTTTTCTCTCCCCGGTGTCGGAAATAAGCCCTAAAGCAATGAGCGAGATCAGCCCGGCCTGAACGGTTTTTTTATTCAGGCTGGTATCTACTACGAGGCGTTCGATGCTTGGATAGCAGAGGTTGTATTCATCGGCCCGATCAGCCATAGAGAGCAGGATAAGTTTCAGTGATGAGCTGCCTGGGTTGGTTTTCCATGCCCACTCTGTAGCGTGTCTGCTCATGGTTAATACCCGTCGTCAGCTTGAGTGTTGCAGGCTGGCTTCGGCCATGAGCTGCTTAATTTCTGCCTGGCGGCGCAGGCTGCTATTGATGGCACATGTAACGCAGTGACCGTTATAAACGTAACGCTCGCTGTCATGACCATGTTTGCACTTTTTGCCGGTGTAATAACGCTTCAGTCCTGCCTTTGCAGCGTCAAGGCGAGTGATAATGTCCATTCCGTAACCTCATTAACGTTTACTATTACGGTGATTTTTAGTCAGGAACAAAAAAAGATCAACCATATATGGATAATAATTACCTGAGAGGTACGAATAGATATGAAAAGACCGCCAGGCGGCGGCCTAATGGGGTTTATGTAGGAGTGTCAGGAATGGAAGAAGATAACCAACTCAGGCTTAGTTCTGACCCACCCGCGCACTTTACACGCCTTAAATAGCTTTTCCATCAACACTTTACCCGGCATTTTTCGACGGCCAGTTAAGTGCGTCTGAATGTAATTACTTGTCGTTCCGGCCTCTTCCGCAAAGGCTTTACGCTCATCAGGGGTGAGATCAAGCCAGTGCTTCTTGAAATCAAACTTTTCGTTGTCGCTCATAACTATTGCCTGATATTAATTTCAGATAATAAATATTCACCCATCAGGTAACAAAAATCAAGGATTGTTACCCGTCAGGTGCATTTACCTGTGAGGTAATTTCGCTTTAAATTGAACCCATAAATGATTCTTATTTGGAGCGAATTACCACAGCATGAAAAGCATTCAGGAAATCCGCATAAACAATTTAAGTGAACTTATCAATCGTGAGTTCAACGGCGTGCAGACACGTCTTGCGGAAAGAATGGAGACCCCGGCCAATCTTGTTAACCGCTGGGTGCTGGGTAAAAAAGTTATTGGCGACCAGGTAGCAAGGAAAATAGAAGCTGCCGCGAACAAGCCAAGAAACTGGCTGGATATCGACCACTCTCTTTCACAAGAGGGGTATTCACCTGTAGGCCCGAGCGATATCGGTTTGCTGGCAGCTCAAAACCTTGAGCGCTGGATGAGGGAGAGCCGTGACCTGTCATCGCAGGGTAAGCTTCACCGGGCGTCAGGGATCGCCCAGGCCACAATCAACCGCATGCTGAATAACGAAGTCAGCGTATCTATTGCCACACTTGAAACGCTTGCCGCCGCGTTCGGCCGCCATGGTTACGAATTGCTTATCCATCCTCAGGATCCGGCAACCATACTCTATGACCGGGCAAAGTTTGCATCGTTACCTGAAAGCGAAAAAGAGAAGGTTCAGAGCTACATCCAGTTTGTGATTAATCAGAACGCAGAAAAACAAGACTAAATATCTAATATTTAACAACAAAGCCGCCATTGAGCGGCTTTTTTTATGGGCACAATAATTACCTGACAGGTAATTTTTTGCAATCATAGCTATTGACTTCAAACCATATACGGATAATCATTACCTCAACGGTAACACTGAGGTGAACAAATCATGCAGTGGAAAGTTATCAACGGTTGGTACTGCGTAACGGCGTGCGGGCTTATGAGCACCAAGGTACGCACCCTGGGCGAAGCCATTACCTGGGCCTTCGTGACCAAGCTGGCAGCAAAAACTGAAACGGATATGGGGGTGAGCAAGTGAACACAAATCAGGTGATGAACCTTAAAAAAATCATGGTCAACTTCGACCGCGATTTCTCCTTAAGTGAGCAGCTGTACGACCGTCACGTTGAGCTGATCGAAGCAACCAACGGCGCCGGGATGGATGAATCCTTCAACCGCGCTCTGATCCGCATGGGCGTCCGGGCTGATGTGCTGCGCGTTGCTCAGGAGAGTGAAGAGTTTGAAGAACTGATGGACAGCTTCAGACGCGAACTCACTGGCGTCATCGCCCGGATGGATCTGGCCGACAAAATCGACAGCGGCAGGGATGCGGCATGAATCAGAACGTTGGCAGCATGGACAGAACGAAATACCTCGGCGGCAGTGATGTCGCCGGGATCCTCGGCATAAGCCCATGGCGCACACCTCTTGAGGTTTATCTCGACAAAGTGCAGCCACGAGAAAAGCCGATCGATTTGACCAAGCAAAAGGTTTTCACCCGCGGTCAACGCATGGAGCCATACGTTATCGACTTGCTGGCTGAAGAGACTGGGCTGGAAATAATCCACCGCGGGAACCGTTACATCCACAGGGATTATGACTTCATCGCCGCCGAGATCGATGCAGAAGCTGTCAGCGGTGAAAACATTGAGATCAAGACTGTCAGCCCTTTTAAGGCGAAGGAATGGGGGGAGGTGCAGACGGATGAAATTCCTGTGCATTACACCGCCCAAGCCATGCACGGAATGATGGTGACAGGTAAGAAGGTGTGTGTGTTCGGCGTTCTCATCGGTGGTGATGACTTCCGTATCTACCGGGTCGAGCGCGACGAAGAAACCATACAGGCCATCCTGGAAAAAGAAGTCGCCTTCTGGGATCGCGTCGTCAACCTTAACCCGCCAGATGCAACCAGCGTCAGCGACATTTACATGATGTTCGATAAAGACGCGGGAACCAGCATAGAAGCTGATGGCAAGGCATTAACGCTCTTCAATGATCTGCGTGACATGAAATCACGATTCAAAGAACTGGAAGAGGAAATAGCTGTATCGGAAGAGAAGCTGAAGCTTTACATGCAGGAGCATTCAATTCTGACGCTGGATGGTAAGCCGATCTGCACATGGAAAACGCAGGTCAGTAATCGATTCGATCAGCAGTCCTTTCAGGTGGCGCACCCAGGACTATTCGAGAAATTTAAAACTGCGTCTAAATCGCGCGTATTCAGATTTAAGTAAGGAGAAATTATGTCTACCAACGCACTCAAAGCAGCGGCCACCGGCCAACAAGTAGCCCATCATGGAGAGAAACCAACCACACTGGCTGGCCTTCTTGCTGACCCAAAAATCAAAGCACAGATGGCCCTGGCGCTTCCAAAGCATATGACCGCTGATCGACTGGCGCGCATTGCAACCACTGAGATCCGCAAGGTACCAAAACTGGCAGCCTGCGACCAGGCCAGCTTCCTCGGCGCAATCATGCAGTGCGCTCAGCTTGGCCTCGAACCTGGTGGTGCGCTGGGTCACGCCTACCTGATCCCGTTCGATAAGCGCCAGAAAGTGAACGGCGCATGGAAAACAGTTTCGACTGAAGCACAACTGATTATCGGTTATCGCGGGATGATCGACCTTGCACGCCGTTCCGGCCAGATCCTGAGCATTTCGGCGCGTACCGTCCATGCAAACGACAAATTCAGCTACTCATACGGGCTTGAAGAAACGCTGGAACATGCGCCGTGTGAGACAGGGGATCGGGGAGAGTTGACCCATGTTTACTCAGTCGCCCGCCTGAAAGATGGCGGTGTCCAGTTTGAGGTCATGAGTCGCGCAGACGTCGAAAAAGTTAGGGCCCTGAGCAAGGCCGGCAGCAGCGGCCCATGGGTTGACCACTTTGACGAAATGGCAAAAAAGACGGTGATCCGCCGCCTCTTCAAATATTTGCCTGTCTCCATTGAGCTGCAAAAAGCCGTCGTTATGGATGAGCGTGCTGAAGCTGGCCTGAGCCAGGATAACGCCGCCGTTATCACCGGCGAGTATTCAGTCGTCGATGATGAACAGCAGAGCCTGGCAGTCGTTTCGGATTCCGATCGCGAAGAAGCGCGTGAGTATGTCAGCGCGATCCTTAATAGCCTGGATTCATCGTCAGCAGACGCCAAATTGATGTTCAAACGCGCTGAGGATGAGATCAACTCGATTGCAGAAAAGCTCGGTGAAGAATACCACCAGGGCTTCATGACGACCCTTAACGATATGCGTCCTGAGTTCGCATAACACCACCGTGGCGCTGCGGCGCCACACCTGTAACCAAGAGAGGTTTATATGAAAGGTGCATTAGGTAAGAAGGAACTCCTGGCGGTGGTGCCACTGTCATGGAGCACGATCGAACGCCTGGAAGCCGCTGGCGAGTTTCCAAAGCGCTGGTATATCACCGACCGCCGCTGCGCATGGACGCAGGAAGAGATTGAGCAGTGGCTCGACAAGCGCAAAGCGGAAAGCCCGGAGGTTTACACCGGAAAAAAGCCGCCGGTTGAACTGCGGAAATACCGCCCGGTGAGTAACGCCGCATGAAGCGGCTCAATAAGCACATCGCACGATGGGCAGATGTTTACCTGTGTCTTGCCGTTGTCGCCTACCTGATGTGGGTGGCGGCGGTAATCAGTTGAGAAGGCTGACTCAGATGAAAAAGTTAACCCGGCTTGAAAAGTACCACATGAACAAAGTTTCTCAGCGCAGCAATGGAAAGGTTGTCGCGATCACCCCGGAAGCAATGGAGATCGAGCAGCGCGCCATTGAGCGGGAGAAACGCGGCCATTACCGCGTCGCCGCCCGCCTCTGGCTCCAGTGCATGGATGTGGCCAGCGGTGAAGTTGAGCGTGCCCGTATCGCGATACGCCGCCAGCAGTGCATCACCTGGAGTAATCACACTCGCCAGGGGGAATACAGCGGGATCGGATGCCGTGGGGTGGTTTATGACTAACCCGCATGACGGCATCACCGTCGGCAGCGTCACACGGCGTTATTCAATGCTGCGCCGCGGGTGGCTGTCACCAGACGGGCAGGTTATCAAAAATCCATTAAAGGCTCAGCGCATTGCTGAGCACCTGAACAGCAAAAAGGTGGCGGCGTGATTCATTTCCATGGTGGACCCATAACCCCCGACACGTGTGCGCTGAAAGCATGGAAAGGCCGACACGCTTTCATCAGCTTCGCCAATCCCGGTCAACTCAAGCTTGCCAGCGAGGTCACTCAGTCTTTCGCGCTTGATAACGGCGCGTTCAGCTTCTGGACGAAAAACCGCGTGGTCAACTGGAGCGAATATTACGACTTTGTTGCCCAGTGGATGAATCACCCGCGCTTCGCCTTCGCTGTAATCCCGGACGTAATCGGCGGTACCAGTGAAGAAAACGACGCGTTAATCGCTGAATGGCCGCACGGAAAAGTAGTTGGCGCGCCGGTGTATCACTTCAACGAACCAGAGTCTCGCTTTATCCGCCTCTGCCATGAGTTCCCACGCGTATGCATTGGCTCAATGGGTGAGTATGACGCAAAAAGGCCAAAGGATTGTGCCGCTAAGTTGCGCGATATGATTCGCCATGTTGTTGACAGTAATGGCTATCCAATAACAAAACTGCATGGCCTCCGCATGCTGAACAAGGATCTCTTTATGCAGGTGCCGTTATCGTCAGCTGATAGTACAAACGTCGCCAGAAATATCGGCATTAACAAGGCGTGGGATAAATCAGCCTATGCGCCGGCCAGCAAAGAGACTCGCGCTGCAGTGCTGGTTGAACGCATTGAATCTTACAACTCCGCCAGTTCGCTGAACTACGACGCAGAGCGCGACCTGTTCACTCCGCAACTGGCTTTCGAGGTTTAATTTATATGACTGGAAAATACTCACTTATCTATGCAGATCCGCCTTGGTCTTACGGCAACACAGTCAGCAACGGCGCCGCAGAAAACCACTACGGAACCATGAAGTTGATCGATATTAAACGCCTGCCAGTCTGGGAACTGGCCGCTGAAAACGCCGTGCTGGCGATGTGGTACACCGGCACGCATAACGAAGAGGCCATCGAACTGGCCGAGGCGTGGGGCTTTACCGTGCGCACCATGAAGGGATTCACCTGGGTGAAGCTGAACCAACTGGCTGAGGGCCGCATCAACAAAGCGCTGGCAGAGGGTGAGGTGGCAGATTTTTACGACTTCCTCGACTTGCTTAACGCCGAGACACGAATGAACGGCGGGAACCACACCCGGGCGAACACAGAGGATCTGCTGATCGCCACCTGCGGCAACGGACTGGAGAGGCTAAACGCTGGCATCAAGCAGGTGGTATACAGTCCGCTCGGTGCCCACAGTGAAAAACCGTGGGAAGTCCGCCACCGCCTGGAGCTGCTTTACGGAGATGTCCCTCGAATCGAACTGTTCAGCCGCTGCGGCGCGCCAGGCTGGGATCACTGGGGGAATCAAAGTATTGGACCGGCGGTGCAGTTGCACCCTGGATATGCGGTGGAAATTAAAGGATTTAGCAATGCACTAAAAAGTGCACCGCTATCACCAACAGACAAACAGGGCCGGGAGCGTGCAGCATGATTCAGGGGAAATTGATAAGTAGCCAACGTTATCTTGATATGGAAGAAGTTAACGACAGAGCGATCAGATATAGACGTTTCATTGTTAACGTCTACCCGATTGTTCTGCGTGGCGTTCAGTACACAATCATAATGGATGGGCACCACAACTTTGCTGCCGCACGCTTAGCGGGTGTAGATCCAGACTTTCGACCCATAAGCAAAAAGGCAAAGAAAATACTGGATTCAATTCCCTCCCGAGAAAGAGAGGCGCTTCTTATAAATAACGTTACCGACAGTAATTATTACTATGTTGATAACGGTGAAGTTGTCACCAACTTATTATTGCCTGATACCAGTTGCAAATTTCAGGTCCATGCTGGTAATCAATGGGTACTTGGTTGACTAACTCTGACCTTCCATCCACCTCTCAAACTTCGAAGGGGAGAACGGCACCAGATCGGTGTGCTCCCCTGCTATCCAGGCATCAACCATATCGGCCCATTGCTGCAGCATGTAAGTACGCTGCCGGGCATACTCCGCCTTGTTGTACACCGCGCGCACACCCTTCTGCTCATGAGCCTGGGCTTTCTCTATCCAGTCGGAAGGATAATCGGCCTCATGCAGCAGGGTGCTGGCCGTCCGGCGCAGGTCGTGCACCGTGAAATCCTGAATCTTCTCACCATCCTTGTTAATTTCGGCCACAGTTCTGTCTATCAGAGAGTTCAGCGCGGCGTTCGATAAGGGCTTCCTGAAGCTGTAGCGACCTGGGACGAGGTATTCACTGCCGCCGGCGCACATCTGAAGGCCGACCAGAAGATCATGGGCCTGCCTGGACAGGTAAATGACGTGCTCCCGCCCGGCCTTCATCCTGTCTGCTGGTATCGTCCATGTAGATTTCTTGAAGTCCACCTCTGGCCATGTCGCGAGGGTGAATTCGCTTTTACGCACCAGGGTCAGCAGCACTAATTTCAGGGCCATCTTAAGAGTACCCATCGCGCTAAAGTCATTCAGTGCACGGAAGAACACGCCGATCTCTTCAGGGCTAAGCGTGCGTTCGCGCGGTTTGAAGATGGCGATCGAAGAAGGTTTGATGTCTGCCGCTGGATTAAACAGGCCATGTCCGCGGTCATTGGCGTAACGGTAGATGCTGCTGATTATCTCCCTGGCCTGCACCGCAGTAGAACGGCCGCCTCTTGCAACAATCCGATCGCACAGGTCCCGTACTACGCCTGTGGTGATCTCAGCCATCATTTTGTTTCCCAGCACCGGTAGAATATCCCGGTCAATAACTGACTGCTTCATTGCCCGGGTGCTGTCGGCCAGAGTGACGTGCTTCATGTAGGCGTCGGTATGTACCGCGAATGTCTCGGCCCCGCGGATCTTTTTAATACCGTCGCGTTTCGCCGCAGCTGGCGACTGGCCTGCCTTCAGGAGCTTTTTGGCGTTTATCAGTTCTTCGCGCGCTTCCGCCAGGCTTATACCGTCACGACCATACTGGCCGATCACCAGCGTTTCCCGGCGCCCGTTGATGCGGTAGTCGTACCGGAACGAGACAGAGCCTGACGTGAGCACGGCAACATACAGCCCGTCGCGGTCAGAAACTTTATAGAGTTTGTCCTGCGGCTTGAGGTTTTTTAGTTTGGTATCGGTAAGCAC